TGTTCCCTTTTACTTCCTTTTTTCTGCGGAAAAATGTGATATGATAGTAGAGTAGGAAAACTGAACACAAGGGCATCGCCTGTGCGGTGTCCTTTTTGCATGCAGAGATTGTATCTATACATGGCAATTTTGACAGTAATAATGCATATTGCAGACGTGAGATATAAATTTCTCCGATTTTTTACACTTCGTATTTCTGAGATGTAAATTTTTGTTTTTGACAAATATAAAAGGCAACCGTTCGGAATTTCCGAATAGTTGCCTTTTATATGAAATCAGAGAAGTTATGCAATAGCAGTATTTTTCTTTTCGTAGAGGGAGGTAAGGGCCTCCTGCAGCACCTTTGAGACGTTGAGCTGTTCTGCCTCAGCGAAGGTGTTAAGCCATGCTGGAATCGTGAGATTCTTACGGATGGACTTACTGCCGTACTTTGCGGCGTAGGTGTCCATATCGAGGGAGAGCAGGGAGACGAAGCCTTTGCCGATCTCCGGATCCGGATGAATGTCTGTGATACTGCTTGCCGCAGGGATTTCGTTGCCGTCTTCAAGTTCACCAAGGATCCAACCAGAAGCAGCATCTTCGCCCATGGAAATGGCTTCAGGGAGTGAGCTACCGCCGGATACACATCCAGGAAGATCAGGGACGGTAACAGCGAAAGCAGACGAATCGGGATCAGGATAAAACACAGCAGGATAAACAAGGTTCATGATAGGTTCCTCCTTGTGGAAGCGGGTATCAGGGATTGATGCCCGCTTCCTTCAATACGCTTTTCACTATGAAGGGGTTGATGTCACCGGGATGATTCGGGACTGTCAAGGTTTTTGCAACACCGTCTTTTTGGTAGTGTTGGTGTGAACCTTTTGAGCGAATAGGCCGCCAACCGTTTTTCTTTAGCAGTCGGTCAAGCTCTTTGAATCTCATTTTGTTCCCTCCTTTTGATTATATTATACGCATTATGCGCATAAATGTCAATAGGTTTTTGAAATATTTTTTTGGAAAGCAAGCTACTTCGTGAGGGATATTATGCTGAAACGAATCTGTGATATATGCGGGCGGACGGTGGTACAAGGGCGGTGTTGTCCCTGTCAAGCACAACGACACCGAGCCTATGACTGTGAGCGGCGAAACAAGAAGAAGGCTGCATTCTATAATGGCAAAGCGTGGCAGCGGACGTCCGAAGCGGCACGCATCCGCGCAAACTATGCGGATGAAGTTGTGTTTACCGAGACGGGCCGACTCATTCCGGGTGCGATTGTGCACCATATCGAGCCAATTGGAGAGAATCCCGCGCGCAAACTGGACATGGATAATCTCATTTTTGTATCGGCGAAAACACACAAAGAAATCCATGACGCGTACAACAAAAATCTACGCGCAAAACGAGCAATGCAGGAAAAACTGAAGGAAATTCGCAGGAAAAGAGACAATGTGGGGGGCGGGGCGAAAAAGTTTTAGGGGCGGGATATAAAACCGCGTCCGGTCCTTTTTCTTGAAAAAATGCCAGAAATGAAATTTTTAGGGGCGATTGAAATAATACGGAATAATAAGAGAGAGGAGGTGCGGCGATGGCGGGACGACCGCGCAAGGCAGTCGGTGTTTCCAAAGGGAAAATCGGCAAAGAGAAGCGACTGAACCGCAAGATACAAGAATCGAAGATCAAGGTTGACCGCCTCCAACTCGAGGAGGGCGCACCGGATTGGCTCTCGCCCGATGCGGCTGAGGAGTATATGCGCATTGTCCACGAGGCGGGCAAGGTCGACCTGCTCGATAACATCGACCGCGCATTTCTTGCCATTTATGCGGACAACTATGACCGATACACAAAGGCGAGCGCCGCGCTGCAAGAAGACGGGCTGACTGTTGCGACGGAGTACGGAGAAATTCCTTCGCCCTATCTCAAGATTGCAAGCGACGCGGCGACGCAGATTCACCGCTGCTCGACGAAGCTGGGGCTTGCGGCGACCGACCGGCTCAAGCTCATCGTTCCGACGGCGACGGATGATAAGCCGAAAAACAAATTCTTGAAATATCTGTAGGAGGATGCGACATGGAGAAGAAGCGGAGACGTTCTCCGCCCGGACGAGGGGGCGGACGATGACTGATCGAACAACGGCGTATGCGCGCCTGATTACGGGCGGGGAAAAGATATGTGGATGTGCAGAGTATCAGGCATGCAAACGTCACCTTGACGATATGGCAGACAAAGACTTTCCCTATATCTTCGACGTGAAAGAAGCGGAGTATCACATCGACCTCGCGAATCATCTCACCATCGGCGAGGGACGAACGGCAGCGCGACTCACAATGCGCGGCTTTCAAAACTTCATCATCGGCAGCCTGTTCGGCTGGCGCAAGAAACGCTCCAACCTGCGACGCTTTCGCGAGGGGTATATTCAGCTTGGGCGGCAGAATGGGAAGTCGTTTCTCGCAGGTGAGATGTGCAACGACTATGCGACGTTTGCAGGCTATCAGCACGGGTGCATCTACTGCACGGCGACGAAGCAGAAACAGGCCAATATCGTATGGGAGGAGGTCGCGAAATTCATATCCTCCGACCCCGACCTTGCCGAACTCTACAAGGTGCGCGAATACGATCACACAATCCGTTCTCTCGTTACGAATACGACCATAGAAGCCATTGGCAGAGACACCAAGTCCGCCGATGGCTTTCGCTCTATTCTGGCAATCGTGGACGAATACCACGCGCACCCGACCGATCAGATGTATAAGCTCATGCTGGACGGTCAAATCGCCGTGGACAACGCGCTCACGCTTGCGATCACAACGGCGGGCTTCAATCTGAACGGGCCGTGCTTCGAGCAGTATCAGTTCTGCAAGAAGATATTATCCGGCAACGTCCGCAAGGATTCGCTCTTTATCTTCATCACAGAGATGGATGAGGATGATGATATGTGGGATCCGGTGAACTGGGCAAAGGCAAACCCGCTCAATCTTTGGAATCCGAACGACACGTTGAATGATGAAATGATTGCGCGGATGGCGGAGAAGGCAATCGATGCGAAGGAGAAACAGGGGAACGACCTTGTAAACTTCCAGACGAAGACACTAAACCGCTGGGTTGAGTATACGGGCGGTGCTCTCCTTGACCTCGCGGCGTGGCGCTCGTGCGCATCGGATGAGGCGCTCGGGGACATGCGCGGGCGCACGTGCTATCTTGGGATTGACCTCTCAAGTGGCGGCGACCTTACGAGCATTGCCCTGCTTTTTCCGGGGGAGGATGATGAAGTCTATCTTTGGTCACACAGCTACTTGCCGGAACTGCGCCTTGCCGAACACATCCGTACGGACGATGCACCCTACGGCGTCTGGAAGGACGCGGGACTGCTCACACTCACCAGCGGTATCTATGGCGTCAAGACCGATTACAAATACATCATCGCAGACCTCACGCGCATCATGCAGGAATATGACATTGAGATTATCGGGTGTGGATATGACGGTCACAACGCAGCTGCGTTCCTGTCTGATCTTGAGTCTGTGCTTTCCTGTGACCTCACCGAGGTCAAGCAGTCGGCACGGTCATTGAATGATGCGACGAAGGATTTTCAACTGTCTGTCAAGGCGGGCAAGGTCCGCTATGACCGACAAAACGCGCTTCTCACATGGAGTATGGTCAATGCACTCATCTCCGCGCCGAACTCGTTCGGGGAGATCAAAATTGACAAGATGACGCAGACGAATCGCATTGACCCGTGCGATGCGGTCATGGACGCGTGGAAGGTGTATTTCAACAGGAACAACAATCGGACGCCGGACGCAGAAGAGGCGTTGTCAATCTGGCTGGAAGTAACAGCAGGGGGAGGTGAAGAAGAGACTTGAAAATCATGGAAAATGTAAAGCGGCTCTTTCGCAACGAGGCGGAGGGCGGCATAACGCTTGCGGACGTGCATGATTTTTTCTTTCAAGGCGGAAGCTCATCGGATGGTCCCGACCTATCGGAGATCACCTATTTTACCTGCCTCAAGACACTCGGCGAATCCATCGGGAAAATGCCTGTCTATCTCATGGACAGCAACAAGGAGCGCGTCACAGGACATGAGACGGCACGCCTTCTCAATGTGCAGCCGAATAGCATCATGACGCCGCTCCAATTCTTCACGACGCTTGAATATCACCGTAATCACTACGGGAACGCTTATGTCATGATTGAGCGTGAGCGCGCGCGCCTCAAGAATCTGCATATCCTGCATCCGCAGCGTGTGCAGGTGTGGGTGAACAATACGGACGCCTACACCGACCGCCGCTATTTTTACCGTTACGCCGACAACCAAACGGGGAAGGAGTATTGGATTGCACCCGAAGATATGCTGCACATGCGTGCGTGGGTGACGGATGATACGGGGCTGGTCGGCAAATCTGTGCGTCAGATACTCGCCGAGAATATGTCGGGAAACAAGGCATCGCAGAAGTTTTTGAGTGACCTCTATCGCAAGGGCCTGACGGCGAATGCTGTTGTAAAATACGTCGGCGATCTTAAGAAACCGGCACAGGATGAATTCCTGAGGCGCGTTGAGGCACAGGCGCGCGAAGATTCGCGCCGTATTATTACGCTTCCTGTTGGATTTGACATTCAGACGCTTGACCTAAAGCTCACCGATTCGCAGTTTTACGAGCTGAAGCGATATTCTGCGCTGCAAGTCGCCGCCGCGTTCGGGGTCAACCCTGATCATCTCAACGACTATACGAAGTCCAGCTACAACAACAGCGCGATGCAGAACCTGCAATTCTACGTGAACACACTGCTCTACAACGTCTCACTCTACGAGCAGGAGATGAACCGCAAGCTCCTCACAGAAAGGGAGCAGGACGCGGGGCAGGGGTTCAAGTTCAATGTCTGGGTCATCTTGCGTGGTGACCCGTCGCAGCAGGCGGATATCCTGCAAAAGATGGTGCAGTCGGCAATCTATAGTCCGAACGAGGCGCGGGCAAAACTTGACAGCCCGCCGTGCGCAGGCGGCGATGTGCATATGGTCAACGGCTCGTATGTGAAGCTGGAGGATATCGGAAAGGCGTACGCCGGGAGGGGAGGTGATACACATGATTGAAATACGAAACGAGACGGCGGAGAGTGCAGAACTCTACATTTCCGGCAACATCATCGACGATGATACAGGCGGGCTGATTGATGAGTGGTATGAGAACAGCACGGGCTATCAATGGCCGGATAAAATCCGGCAGCAGCTTGATAGCCTACGCGGGAAAGACCTGACCATCTACATCAATTCGGATGGCGGGAGCGTGCCGGCGGGTGTTGCCATGGCAAACATGATCGAACGACATGACGGTCGTACAACGGCAATCGTCGACGGATGGTGCTGCTCGATTGCGACGCAGATATTCTTTGCGGCGGATGTGCGCAGGATACCGGCAAACGCCTATTTGATGATTCATAAACCCGCCGTCTATGGTGCGGCTGGCAATGCGGATGATCTGCGCCGCGAAGCCGATGTTCTGGATACGATTCAGCAGGGGCTTGAAGCGACCTATCGGAGGGCGGCGCATGAGGATCTGACCGATGAGGACATTCACTCAATGGTCAATGAGGAGACGTGGCTGACAGGGGAACAGGCGGCGAAGTTTTTTCATGTAGATGTGCTGGAATCCGCGCGCATGGCGGCATGCGTCGGCAGTATGAAATTTATGAAAGATGTTCCCGCCGATGTGCGACTTGCCGTAGCGGCGGTCACGCCGCATAAAGATGAGGCTGTAAATGTGCAGCCGGATGAGGAAAAATGCTGCCAAAAGGCAGCGCAGGAGAACAAGGCACGGGTGACAATCGCCCTTGCCCTCGCGAAAGGAGCGACAATCTAAATGAAGAAGTCGGATGAAATCAAGAAGACCGTGGACGAACTGCGCTGTGAGGTCGAAAACCTCCAGCAGGAGGAAAAGTATGAGGAGGCGGCCGCGCGCGCCAAGGAACTGACGAACGCGGTACATCAGTACGAGGCGGCTGCCGCGATGGAGGCGGCAGAAATCGCGAACTTTGCAGGGAGCGCCGCGCCGATTCAGACAGCACACGTGAGTGATGCAGTCATGCGCAACCGTGTCTTTAATAAGCTCGTTTTGGGACGCACCCTTGACGCGCAGGAACGTGGGTTTGTGAATCAGATCGGCTCACCGGGTATGGTTGAGGGAACGCCGGGCAAGGGCGGATACCTCGTGCCTGAGGAGCAGATGGCGCAGATTCGCGAATATCGCAAGGCGTACACCGCGCTGAAGGATTTTGCGCACGTCCAGCACGCGGGCAGCACGTCGGGCAAAATGCCGACACTCGGCGATGAGACCGGAAAGCTCGTTGCGTTCGAGGAGCTGAACAGCATCCAGCAGTCGGACTTTGACTTCGGGCAGCTCAAGTACGAGATCAAGGACTATGGCGATATCATCCCCGTATCGAATCAGCTGCTTGACGATGCCGATGTGAATATCACTGGAATCATCGGTCAGCGTTTTGCACGCAAGGCGGTCAACACCGAAAACGATGAGATCCTGAAGCTCCTCAAGAAGCTCACGGCGGAGGCGGTGACGGACGCGAAGGGCTTCATGAAGGTGCTCAATGTGAGCCTTGACCCCGCCTACTATGCGAACGCGCGCATTCTCACGAATCAGGACGGCTTCCAGTGGCTCTCCGAACTCGAGGATGCGCAGAAGCGTCCCTTGCTCGTGCCCGATGTCGCCGCGCCCGACACCTACCGTTTCCGTGGTAAGGAGATCATCGTCGTATCGAACGGGACGCTTCCGACAGCGGCGAAGAAGGTGCCGTTCTACATCGGCAGCTTCGCAGATTATGTGGCATTCTTCGAGCGCAAGGGCGTCGAGATTGCGGTTTCGCAGGACTTCCTCTTTGACAAGTATGCAACTGCCCTGCGTTGCGTGGAGCGCTTCGGCGTTGTTGCAGACGATAAGGACGCCGTGAAGCTGGCACAGGTGACCTTGCCGTAAGGAAGGAGGTACGTTATGGCGGTGACGCTGGAACAGGTCAAGACATACCTGCGCGTTGACCTCGACATTGAAGATGACCTCATCAAGCACTGTATGCAGGGCGCGGAGTCGTACCTTGTGAATGCGATTGACAATTTCACGGAAAATTGCAAGCACGAGGATTTCGATGCGTCGGCGGATATCCTGCGCCTTGCAGTCATCGCTGAGATGTATGTCCATCGCGACAGCCTCAACGAGAAGACGGAGTTCCCGTATTTCATTCGTTCGATGATCACACAGCTCCAGAACTACGTTCCGGCAGGTGTGCCATGATTCGCGCAGCACGTCTGCGGCACCGCATCGAGATCCTGCGTCCCTCATATGGGGAGGATGTAGGGTTCGGCGGAGTGGAAGGGTATGCGTCCGAGGGCATGGCTTGGACGGAATTCCTGCGCCCGCGTTTCACACAATCGGATGCGATAGGAAGCGGAGTCGCGACTGAGATCACACAGGGCATACGGATCCGACCTCGTCCCATTGAAAAGGGGTGGAAAGTCCGGCGCGGCAACGAGGAATTCTATGTTCTCCATGTCGATGACAGCACGCCGGGGGAACTCATATTGACAACGAAAGGAGTTGACCCGGGTGGCTAAGTCTATCAAGATTTTCGCGAATATCAAGGAAGAAGCATTTCGTGCGATGGTAGACGTACAGAAATACGATGAAGAGACGCAGAAGAATATCCGCAAGGCGACGCGGGACGGTGTTGCTGCTGTCCATGCCGCCGCCGTGCGCGCCGCCCCCATTCGTGCAACGGGAAATCTGCGAAAGGGGATTGTGCAGGAGTTCGATGAAAGAACCTGTTCGGGCAAGGTGCGGGCGACTGCACCGCACGCGCATCTCATCGAGTTTGGAACGCGTGAGCGCGTCACGGCTCCCATTCGTAAAAAGGCGCTGAAAATCGGCGAGGGCTTTGTGCGTGGGTGGACGTTTACCGGGAAGATACCAAAGAAACCGTTTATGCGTCCGGCCATTGAAAAAGAACGTCCCAAAATCGAGACGAGCATAGAAAAGGCGGTGAAGCCGTGAGGGTCATACGGGAAGTCCCTATGGTTGCACTCCATACGGCGATTGTGAAACTCCTCAAGGCGGGGCAAACCTGCCCTGTACACGGGGAAGTTCCATCAAAAGCGGCGCGCCCGTATATCACCGTCGGAGACGCGACATTTAAGCCTATCGGCACAAAAGAGTGCCTGATATGGCGAGTGACGACGAATGTAGAAGTCTGGGCGGCGCGTGAGCAACGACGACAGCTCAACGAGGTCATGAATGACATCTCGACGCTTGTCACGGAATATTGGAACAAGCTCGCAGTCGATGGTTTTTACGTTATGGACTGCGACATTGATTTTCTTGAAACATTCGAGGAAAACGGAGGCGGCTATCACGGTATCGTGACCGTCGTGACAGATTTACAGAAACAGGAGGAATAAACATGTTGACAGATCAGGAACTCAAGAAGCTCCCCGATAACCCGTCCAAAGCGACTGCATCGCCGGGAAAGGACACACTGCTCTATATCAACAAAGGGAAGGAGAATAGCCCCTCGTGGGTGCTCGTTGGCGGGCAGCGCAATACACCACTCTCGCGCAAGGCGAACACGCTGGATGCTTCCCATAAAGCCTCGGGCGGATGGGGCGCCAATATGCCGGGGCTGAAATCGTGGGAAATTGACTACAGCGGTCTTGTCGTTATGAATGATGAGGGACTGCAGATTCTTGACCATTGCTTCACCGAAAGCAAGCAGGCCCACGTCAAGATCGAATATCCCGATAAGAAGTATCGCACCGGCTGGGCGTTCATCACGGACTACAACGAGGACAATGCACATGACGGCATTTCGACCGTCAAGGTGACACTGCAGGGGAACGGTCCGATCAGTGAGCTCAAGAGCGATGCGGTTACCCCGCCGTCGGGGCCTTGATGAGGAGGGGTAGAACATGAAGAAAACGGTAGTGATGGCGGCAGAGGGAAAGACGTGGGAACTTTGTTTCACGATCCATTCCCTTGCCGCATTTGAACGAAAGATCGGAAAGTCGATAATTTCGATCGTTGCGGGCGGCGTTGTCCACATGGTTGAGCAAATGAATATTGACGCCACCGTTGCGGGGCTACGCTGTGCGCTTTCCATCTCGGAAGATGAGGCGTATGACCTCATTGATGAGATTTGTTCCGGCGGAGGGAACTTGGATTACATCAACAGGTGTATCATTAACGCCATCCTCGCGACGGGGCTTTTTGGTCAGGATAAGGAAGATACGGAGACGGAAGATGAAGACGCGGGAAAGCAGTAAGCTCTTTCGGTGAGTGGGTGGAGGCGGCGGAGGAAATTGCCTACGCCGAACTCACCTTAAAGCCGAAAGAGTTTGAGGAATTGCAGCCGCGCGAGTTCTATGCCCTCATACGAGGGTGGAAGCGGCGCGAAAAGGCACGGGACTATAAGAAAGCATATTTCGTCTCGTGGCTGATTGCACCTCATGTGAAAGAACCAATCAATGCGGAAAAGATCGCGGAACCACTTTGGCAGACTCCAGCAGATGTGCAAAAAAAGGCGGAAGAAGACCGCCGTATCCTATATGAGGAGTTCGGATTGACAGAATGATGGAAAGGAGGTAGCGATGGCAACAATATCGGAGATGGTGATAAAGATCGGCGCGGATGCGTCGGGATTGAGCGCGGGTCTCAACAAGGCGCAGCAGGACATCAATAAGACGTTCTCTGTGAATCCTGTCAATGAGTTCTCCGATGCACTCACGGGAACGGCGGGGAAAGTAGACAAGCTCATCGGTTCGTTCTCCTCGCTGGCGAAAATCGCGGCGACGGGCTTTGGGCTGTCCAGCCTTATATCGGGTGCGGTGGAGGCGGGCGAAGCCGCCTATCAGCTCGCGAATCGTCTACAAATATCCTATGCCGAAGCTGGGAAGTTTTCGCGTATTCTAAAGCTCACGGGCG